CAACGGTTAAAAGAATTCATCGAGTGACCCATGTTTATCTTTATTATGAGGCCCGATAGGATTCTCGGATTTTCCACCGATACCCTTTGTTGCAACATGTTCATCACAATATGCAACACACGATAACCTTACACCGTTTCCTTCGATAGGTGTAACACCATGTATTTCATTTGAATCTGCAATCAAGACATCACCATCGTCAGCTTCAATTGCAATCCCGTATCTTGGGAAACAAAGATATGCACCACCAAAGTCACCGACTCTGAATACGCACATTGTTGTTAATCCAAATTCTAAATCTTTTCCATCCACATGAGCAGACATCTTTGCAGTACCTTCACTGGAATATCTGTTTGCAGATAAGGCGGTAATTGGTGCGCCCCCGATGTGGTATTTACTTTCAATATAATTGTCTGCAAATGATCTTTGCTGACGCCACACATCGGGAGCAGCGATCTTTAATGCACCTTCATTGATAGGTGCAATGTTCTGTAGTATCTCCCATTTCTCTTGATTTGATTTCTTATCCATCCATCCACTTTGTTTTATCATACCAGTGAATCGACCTCTTTTGTATCCGATCAATACAGAATGTATTGCATTTGATTCTGCAATACGATTGAACTGTCCATTCTTCTTTAGAGGATAGTATGAGTTAGGTGTTCTTAGTTTGTAATGTACACCTTCGATCAATCCTTTCTTTGCCATTTCCTCTTTATCAATCGGCCCAGCTGCATTTGCTCTCATTGTAGATACATCATCTATGGAGAACAAAGTGTCTTTGATATTCTGATACATGTCACCAGTATACTCACCTTTTACAATATATGCAAGTGGAGCTCTATCACCCGTGACAGATGCAACTGGTTTACTAATCTTAATTACTTTCTCATCTACTCCTATAGATGATATAACATCATCGTATGATGATTTGTCTAGGAACTTTCCGTTCCATTTTTCGTGGGTCTCTTTTTGACCGTGATCTACTTTTGCAATGAATTCCATGGTTCTAAAATTTGTTTTTTAATTTCTTCTACAAGATAGTATAAACATAATGGTGCAACCATTAATCCTATCCTTGCACCCTTGTCATTATAATCACCAGTCATTTGGTAATCGTTAGGCAATGACATGAGTCGTACCATTTCTTTTGGTGTGTAAATTCTTTTACCACTGTAATGAAAATGGTTACCACCCATAAACTTAGGTTGACATCCCTGTTCTGTTAGGGAATGAGCTGGTAAATGTTTTGGAACAACTCTTGACATATAGTAAGAATGTTTCTCATCCTCAGCTGGTATGTGTCCTAGTGCAATGTTTTCTTGGAACCATGGTTTTACAATATGGTCTCCAACAGAAACATAAGATAAGTTTTCTTTATCTTCAACACCATCCATTCCTTTACATGGTGTACAATTTGCAAACTTCTCATCAGGATGTTTTTCAAATCCATGCACCCAATGACCTTTTGAAGATTCTTTCATAGCTTGTTCTAAGTATTTTGCATCTTCTATGTTCTCAGGATCATCTAGTAGATCGTCAATTGCTTCTCCAATACTTGTAAGTTCTTTTGATGGTTCAGGAAATAAACTTCCAAGAGTCATCCATGGTCTACCGATTGCATCCAATACATCATCACGAACACCCACCATGAATACTCGTTCTCTCTTTTGAGGGACACCGTGTTCATGACCTTTCATGATTTTCCATACGACTGAGTAACCTAGAGCTTCAAAGTCTCTTACCATTTTGTTTAGATGATCTCTTGCATAATCCATAGAGAGACCTTTTACATTTTCACATACAATGACCTTTGGTTTGAGATCACCAGCAATTCTGATTTGTTCCCATGTAAGGTCTTCTATGTTTTGTTGTTTCATTCCATATGCAACCTTTTCTTGTTCCCATCCTTCTCTTTTAGTTCCAGCCATAGAGAATGGTGGACAAGGTGGTGAACCATCTAGTATATCAAGTTCATATGGTTTTAGTCCAGTGAGTTCCATGATACCTTTACCAGTTACCTGTTTGATATCTTTACATTCATGAACTGTATTAGGAAAGTTCTTAAGATAAGTGTCTACATGAATTTGTTGAAACTCATTCATGTATCGTACATCACCACCTGCTAGTTTATATGCACATGATGAACCACCACCGCCTGCAAAGAAGGTGATGTAATTAAATTCTTTTTTGGAACTGCGTTCCTGTAGGTCTTTTAGTGTATATTGAAAGTACATAGAACCATTATATAATATACAACGGTTCTATGTCAAGGCGGTTTTTGAAATTAACCAACGAACTCGTCACCTTCATTCCATGCACAACCAGTGAGACCACCAGCTTGTAATCCTTGGAGAGTTCTAAGAACTTCCTGTGCATTTCTTCCAGTGTCTAATGCATTGATTGATGCATGTTGAATGACTCTGTCTTTGTCAAAGATAAATGTTGCACGTTAACAAACACCTTCTTGTTCATTGACGATACCTAGTTTATGTGATAATCCAAGTCCACAATCAGCTGCAAGTGAATGTCTGATAGAACCTATCAACTCATTGTCTTCTTTCCATGCTAATTTACAGAACTCATTATCACCACTGATACCTACAACATTTGCATGATCGACTAAGATATCCATTCCAGCAATCTCTGTTGGACAAATGAATGTAAAGTCTTTTGGGTAAAAGTAAACTACAGACCAGTCTTTTTTCAAAGGCGTATATCCTTCGTTAACTTCTACATCAACAAATTCGTTGTTTTCATTGATTCCCTTAAGTGTGAAACTTGGGAACTGTTCTCCTACTGATAACATAAATTCTCCTATAATAGAATAGACTCCTAGTATAACACTAAGAGTCAATTCTGTATAGTGTATTTATGAAATCTTTATAGAGATTGGTTTATCCTCTTCGGGAATAACCTTTTCTAAACCAACAGACAAAATACCATCTTTTAGTTTTGCAGTTTCAATTTCAACATTGTCTGCAAGAGTCCATGATCTCTTGAATGCTCTAGAAGCCAATCCTTTGTGAACAAAGTCTTTAGAATCATCTTCTACTTTACCCTCAATGATAAGCAGATTCTTTTCTTTGGTTACAGAAATGTCATCTTTACTGAATCCAGCAACTGCAACTTCAACTGTGAAATGCTCATCATCAACCTTTACAACATTGTAAGGTGGATAATTGGTTTGAGTGTGACTTGACATTCTTTCGAGGTCTTCGAAGTAACGATCAAATCCTATAGCGAACGGTCTGAATTGACCAAATATATCTAAATGCGTCATATTTTTCTCCTAAATTATAGCAAGTTAATATAATGTAATCCTCTTTTGAGCGATTACAAAAGTATTTATATATTATATGGGGTCAACTATGAAAAAGTCAAGGCCTTTTTATGCAATTTCTTTTTGCACGATTTCTAACTGTATTATTGTTTCCTACCACCACTGCCATCAACATGTTCATTTTTCTCATAGTTTCTTTTGTAAGAACCTCATTATTGACATCTGCTTGGAAAGCTGGAACGAGAACTGCTGATTTGATAAAGAACATTTTTTGTACAGTAGGTTGATCTCCTATGATAGGATTTAGTTCTCTGACACAATCGTATTGAAGTCCTTTGTAAGTGGTATAGATATCTAAGAATTGAAGTGAGATGAAAGTATAAAGTTGTAAGTCTGTGTATTTTTCAACAAGTGTATATTGTAACTCGTTCTTCCTTTCCCTTAACCTTGATTCGATCAACTTCTGTGAATGCTCTTTCTGTACATAGTTGATAAGTTCTTTCCGATAACAACAAGTCCACCCCATCATAATTTCTTGTTTGACCTTCGAGTCTAGCACCCAAGTTGACTGCGTCTCCAATGACGGAATAGTCAAATCGTACTTCTGATCCCATGTTCCCGACAATACATTCTCCTGTGCTGATGCCAATGCCGACATTAATAGGAGGAAGGTTGAGAGGACTAAGCTCTTCATTAAGTTTCTTTGTTGCATCTAACACCTCCAGTGCAGATTTTACAGCGAGTTCTGCATGGTCTTCACAATCCAAAGGAGCATTCCAAAAACTCATGATACAGTCGCCCATGTACTTATCTATGGTTCCTTGATTATTTATGATTATCTTAGTCTGTACATCTAAAAACTTGTTTATGAGATCAACTAATCCTTCGGGATCATCATTATTTTTGTAAGCTTCACTGATAGGAGTGAACCCACATATGTCCATAAACATGAAGGTCATTTCCTTTCTTTCTCCACCAAGTCTCAACTTTTCAGGGTTTCGAGCCAGTTCGTCAACCATGTCAGGAGATAAATATTTTTGGAACTGCATCTTAATTTGTTCTTTGAGTTGATAGGTCTTATAATATTTGTTGAAGGATGCATGTCCAAA